AGCGCCAGTCGCTGGAGGATCTCCAGGATCGGTTTTGACGGTAGGCGGTGCTTCTGGCGCTTCCGCGTGGATTGCATCTACCGCATATGCGCTGCATGCATGGGCTGCTAACGGCGGCAACGTTTATGTAGTTACAACTGCTGGAACCTCTGCAACGTCAGGAGGTCCGACCGGAACGGGAGCATCTATAACAGATGGGACAGTTGTTTGGTCGTTTGTTGATACACAGGCAGTATTTAAAGCTCTCCCAAACCTTGCCGCTTAGCATAAAAGAACAATAGGAAATAAAATGGCACGCCAAGAAATCGACCTAACCACTCCGCAGCCCAACGGGAAGATGGGTGAGCCTACTAAGGCAGCGTGGGAAAAGGTCAATGACATGACCGCTGAGATTTATGCCTCTACTGGAATGTCAGGATTTATTTCCGGTAAAAACATGCTTATCAATTGCGGCATCCCGATTAATCAACGTGGTTTTGCTGGTGGAGCATTGGCGGCTGGAGTATATGGCTATGATCGTTGGCGAGCAGGCTCAAGCGGATGCAATATATCAATCAATCCCTCTAACGGACTGTTTAGCCATAACAGCGGCTCTATTGAACAGATTGTGGAGTCTCCGCTATTGGCTTGGGGTGCTCCTGTTACCTTAAGTGTAGATAGCCCGACTGGTCCTATTTCTGTAAGTATCGGCGGCGCCACTGGCGTAATTCCTGCTGGCGTAGGAAGAATGTCGGTCACAGTAACTCCATCTGGCAGCGGCAACATGCTTGTTCGTCTTACAGCAAGCGGAGTTAACTACAGCAGGCCGCAGCTTGAGCGAGGCCCTGCTGCTACAGCATATGATGTGAGATTCCAATCTCAGGAACTTTCTCTATGCCAATGGTATGGAGAAATAGTTACTGATAGGGAGTTTGTTGCGTGTGCATTTTCGGCAAGCAATATAACTGGGTATGTTCAATTCAATTCTGTAAAGCGCGCAATTCCCAGCCTTATTACTATCGCAAATGGTTCATGGGTTGGTAATGGGGCCAGTGGAACTATTACGACAATAGTAACAGGCAATATTAGCAACAGAGGCTTTAGAATTGATCCTACTGGATTCACTGGAAGCGTTACACAGGGGTTTAGCTATGTAATCCGAGGTGCAGTTTTCTTTGCTGATTGCGAGCTTTCTTCATGATAACTTCTGATATTCAATCTCTAGAGCCTGGTTCGCGTATCGCCCTATTTGAGCTTGATGCATCAAGCATTGGTGCGGATCAGTTGTTCTTTCATGCACATCTACAGAGTGGACCTATCTTTTGGCAGGGTCAGCGATACGATCCATGGCCAATTGAATGCGAGGGGTTTGAGCGCAACACCTCGCAGTCGCCGTCTCCTACTCTCAGTGTTGGCAATGTTGAAGGAACAATCACCGCGCTCTGCTTGATGTTTGATGATCTTGTAGGCTCACGGGTAATTCGTCGGCAGACTCTCAAGCAGTATCTTGATGCTGAAAACTTCCAAGATGGAAATCCAACCGCTGATCCCGATGAGCATTTCCCTGATGAAATTTGGTATATCGAACGAAAGTCCGGGGAAAACAATGAGGTCGTGCAGTTTGAACTAGCTACTGCCGCTGATCTAAATGGTGCAAGCCTACCCGGCAGGCAGATTATTGCAAATGCATGCACATGGATTCTGCGCGGTGGCTATCGAGGACCATACTGCGGGTACAATGGCCCTGCGGTTGCTGACATTAACGACCAGCCTACTGATGATCCGAGCCGCGATGTTTGCGGTGGCCGAGTTAGAAGTTGCAAGATGCGATGGGGTCAGAATGAGCCTATTCCTTACGGATCTTATCCGGCAGCAAGTCTAATCAGGAGTTAACGTGAAACTGGCAACACTAAAGGCCGCTCAGGATCACGCAGCGGAATGCTATCCGAATGAGTCATGTGGCCTTGTTGTTATGACGGCTGATGGTGAGATCTATGTGCCATGCAAAAATTCTCACGATAAGCCAGCAGAGCATTTCCGGCTGAACGGCGAGGACTTCGCAGACGCTGAGGATCTTGGTGAGGTTCAATCCGTAGTTCACAGCCACCCTAACGCTGCTGGACGCCCATCTGATGCAGACCGGGTGCAATGCGAGCTATCTGAGTTGCCGTGGCACATTCTCAGTATAGGGATGGTTGACGGAAAGCCAGAGTTCGGGCAGCAGGGATATTGCCAACCATGCGGTTACAAAGCTCCGCTTGAGGGCCGTCAATTCGCCCATGGAATCCTTGATTGCTTCACCTTGTTCAAAGACTTCCTTGATCGAGAGTATGGAATCAAGGTGGCTAACTATGAGCGTGAGGATGATTGGTGGAGTAAGGGTCAGGAGCTTTATAGCATTGAGCGCTTGAACGCTGAGGGCTTCTTCCAGATCAAGGATGAGCCTAAGCGCGGTGATATAATCCTGATGAATCGGGCTTCAAAAGTTCCTAATCACGCCGCTGTATATTTGGGGAATGGTCAGATGCTCCATCACTTGTATGGGCGGCTTTCTTGCCGAGAGCCATATGGCGGCATGTGGGCGGAGCGGACCTGTTACATTGTTAGACACAAGGATATGCCAGCGTGAAGCTTAGAACTGTAAAGCTATACGGACCCATGCGACGTAGATTCGGTCGAGAGTATGAGCTTTGCGTGTCTTCGCCTGCTGAGGCCATTCGAGCGCTATGCGTGCAGGTTCCAGGTTTTAAGAAGTACCTTGCAGAGTCTAAGGCCGCTGGTCTTACGTTTGCTATCTTCATCGGCAAAAGAAATATCGCTGAGAATGGAATTGAAGATCCGGCTGGCGATGATGAAATCAGGATTGCCCCTATCATCGAAGGTAGCAAACGTGGCGGTGTTCTTCAGACAATTGTTGGCGTTGTTCTTATCGCAATTTCATACTTCTTTCCGGTAACCGCCCCATATCTTTTACAGCCTGGTATCGCCATGGCGCTTGGTGGCGTGGTGCAGATGCTTTCGCCGCAGCCGCGCGGCTTAGGGGCGAAGGATAGCCCTGAAAATCAGCCAAGTTACAGCATGAATGGAGCTGTTAATACTCAGGCTGAAGGTAATCCCGTACCTCTCCTATATGGAGGGCCTTTGATTGCAGGGTCTGCCCTTATTAGTGGTGGGATTTACGCCGAGGACTTGGCAACAAATGCATTCATCAATTGAACCCATGAATAACCATAAGATTGAAATTGTAGGCGCAGGTGGCGGCGGTTCTGAGAAGCCACGGACTCCGGTTGAGTCCCCTGACAGCCTTCGATCAATTTCTTATGCCAAGATCATTGATCTTATTGGTGAAGGCGAGATTCGCGGGCTTGTTGATGGATATCGGTCTATCTACCTAAATGGCACTCCATTGCAGAGTGCTGATGGCTCTTTCAACTTCCAGAATGTATCCGTAGAGACGCGCAGCGGGACGCAGGATCAGACTCACATTCCTGGCTTCCCAAGTGTTGAGAATGAAATCGGGGTGGACGTTGAGCTTACCTCTAACGCACCCGTGGTTCGCTCTGTTTCCGGCTCTGACCTTTCGGCAATCCGCGTTCGCTTGGCTGTTCCTGGCCTGCAAAAGACCGACCTTAGCAATGGCGATACTGTCGGGTACAGTATTTCATATGCGATTGACATTTCTACCGATGGCGGAGCATACACCACCGTATTGAATAGTGCTTTCACTGGCAAGACGACGACGCAGTATGAGCGCAGCCACCGCATTGACCTCCCAGCAGGCAATCAGTGGCAGGTGCGTATCCGTCGCCTTACGCCAAATGCGAACTCAGCAACCATTGCTGACACTACTCGCGTCTTGTCTATTACGGAGATTATCGACGCGAAGCTTCGCTATCCCAACAGCGCGCTAGTTGGTATTTCATTCGATGCGCGCAGCTTCCAGAATATTCCGCCTCGTGCTTATAACGTATATGGTCGGATCATTCGCGTTCCTGCTAACTATGACCCTATTGCACGAACCTATGCGACTACAGGTCAAGGCACTACCAACGGTATCTGGAATGGCACATTTAAATCTGCATGGACTAACAACCCTGCGTGGATTTTCTACGATATTGTAACCAATGACCGTTTTGGACTTGGCAACCATATCCCTCAGGCTTGGGTAGACTCGTGGAATCTGTATCAGATCGCACAGTATTGCGATGAGTTGGTATCGGATGGCTTTGGCGGAATGGAGCCTCGCTTTACTTGTAACGTGTACATGCAGACCCGAACCGATGCCTTCAAAGTTCTTCAGGACTTGGCATCGGTGTTCCGTGGCGTTAGCTACTACGCAGTAGGTCAGATGATTGCCTCTGCGGATATGCCAAAACAGGTTGCCGTAGGCTTCACTAACGCTGACGTTGTTGATGGGAAGTTTGACTATGTTGGTTCAGGGCGCAAGGTTCGCCATACCGTGGCCCTTGTGTCATGGTCGGATCAGACTGATTTCGGGCGTCAGAAGGTTGAGCGCGTTGAATTTCGTCCCGGCCTAATTCGCTATGGAATCCAAGAGACTGAAGTCACGGCAATTGGCTGCACGTCTCGTGGGCAGGCTCAACGCATCGGAAATCACATTCTTGTTTCTGAGAATTTGGAAACAGAGACGGTCAACTTTAAAGTTGGACTGGCGGGCGTCCTGGTATCTCCTGGGGATATCTTCAACGTATCCAATGCCTATCGAGCTGGGCGGCGCATGGGCGGGCGCATCAGCGCATATACGGATGACAGCGTTACCGTTGACAAGATGCCTGATGAGATTGGACCTGGCGATACCATTAAGGTCATGCTCTCTACTGGGAGGATTGAAGCGCGAACTGTTCGGTCCGTTGCAGGTAGAAAAGTCAATGTAACTGTTGACTGGTCCTCGCCGCCAGCAGATCAGGGTGTTTTCATTCTTGAAAAGTCTACCCTTGTAGCCGAAACGTTCCGTTGCATCGCTGTTGTAGATAATGGCGATAACACTTTTAGTATCACCGGGCTGTCTTACCGCGCGGATAAGTTCGCATATATCGATGATGGCACTAGGCTAGAAGCGCCACCAATCAGCGTCATCCCGCCAAGCGTTCAGGCGCCGCCCACTAACGTAACTTTGTCGTCGTTCTCCGTTATCGATCAGGCCAATGCGCGCACGGACCTAACCATTTCGTGGGAAGCGCCGCCTAACGCCATTGAGTACAACGTCGAGTGGCGACGTGATGATATGGATTGGGTGAAGATCCCAAATGTAAGCACAACCAGCGTTGACGTTCGCGGAATTTACACCGGTCGCTACCTTGCTCGCATTCGGGCAATCAACGCGCTTGGCGCAATGTCCATTCCGACTACTAGCGCTCTCACTCAGATCGATGGAAAGACTACTCCTCCGCCTGCGCTTACGTCGCTGACCACCACTAGCATTGTGTTCGCTATCGGCCTTCAGTGGGGATTCCCGCAAGGAGCAACGGACACTGAGCGGACTGAGATTTGGTATTCTACTGGTCCGGACTTCGCATCGGCTATCAAGCTTGGAGATTTCTCATATCCTCAAAACCGGCATCAGATCAACGGGCTTGCTGCTGGCGCACGATTCTATTTTTGGGGCCGACTGGTTGACCGCAGCGGGAACATCGGACCGTGGCTCCCCAGTACGTCGCAGGCTGGCGTCATGGGCGAATCGAGCATTGATCAGACTGAGTACGATGAATACTTCTCCGGTCGCATTACTGAGAGCGCTCTAGGCCAAGACCTTCTTTCTAAAATCGATAGCATCAGCCAGATTGTTCCATTGATTTGGGATGCTAACGCCACTTATGAGGAAGGCCAGACGGTCGTATACAACGGACGCATCTATAGCTGGACCAACACCACCCCCGGCAACAATGAGCCGCCTAGCGTTGACTGGCAGGACGTTGGCGAGGCTATCGCACAGGCAGGGGCTATTGTTGGGCGCGTGGATCAGCTTGAACTAGACGTAACTGAAATCGAGGGCCAGGTTGTAGCTCAGGGACAAAAGGTTGATGGCCTGTTCGCCTCCATCGACACGGACTTCACTGCCGATGAGGACACCTACACCGCCGACAATGACGTATTCGCTGGTACAACGACCATTCAGACGGTTATTGCCACTCAGGACTACGCTCTCAGTAGGCGCGTTGAAACTGTACAAGCTGAGGTTGGCGACGTATCGGCTACGGTTCAAGAGACTTCTCAGGCCCTAGTTGACCTTGACGGCCAGATCAGTGCATCGTGGACGCTCAAGCTACAGATCGCTGCTAACGGCCAGTATTACGCCGCTGGCATGGGCGTTGGAATTGAGAATCAGCCGGATGGCAGTTTCCAGTCGCAGATTCTCATGCAGGCCGACCGATTCGCTGTAATCAACTTGGTCAACGGCAATGTAACTAGCCCGTTTGTGATTCAGGGTGGGCAGACCTTCATTAGTCAGGCGTTGATTGGAGATAGCTGGATCACTAACGCTATGATCCAGAATGCAGCCATTACCAACGCCAAGATCAGCGGTACAATCCAATCTGATGACTACGTTTCAGGGCAGACTGGTTGGAGGATCAACAAGGCCGCTGGCGGCGGATTTGAATTCAACGGTTCAATCGCGGGAGGCTATAGATTGAATGTAACAAACCAAGGCGTCTATATTTACTACCCGAATGGAAATCCCGCTGTTGAGCTTGGGGTGCTACTGTAATGGCCGACATTGGGTTGAGGGTCAAAAGCCCTGATGGTTATGTTGAAACGACTGTAACCACCAAGATCACAAAGACTATTGGTTCTTACACATTTCCTCTGTATAACCCGGTGTTGGTTGGCGGTAAGTGGACAGCCCCAGCAGCAGCTAACGGCGGGTTGGTTTCAAACGACTTCCTTGGCGGCGAACCTTTCTACTATTTCACCGCTGAAGGACAGCGCTCTACATACGGAATGCTTGTTCCATCAGTTACCATTTCTGGAAACTCAATTTCATGGAATTGGGTTGATGACGTTGTTAACTACCATGTTCGATTTGAGATTTTCGTAAACAATCCAAACACAAATACAGTTGGCGGTATAACAATTCACTACGGGGTGTAGAGCTGATGGCTGTTGGCTTTAGGGTCAGAAACCAATCTACTGGACTTATTCAGATTGCAGATGGATATACAAATTTGCAACTGGCAAAGTCAGGTGTTTTGGATACTGGCACATTTTTACCTGGATCGACTGGCGGGTCGCCACCTTCGGTAAATGGAGGAGCGCGTGGGTTTTTGGCATCCACTAATGCAACTACTAATCTGCACGTCATCAGATACGTAAATGACAACGTTCAGCCTATAAGTGGATTTACAGTTGTCCAGTCAAATATTTCTTGTTACATATATGCATCAAATCAAGCGGCCAACAAGTCTCTTGAATATTACACATTCAACGCATTGACTACGCCAGCTTCAGGACCTGTAGGGCTAAGGCTGAAAAATGAAAATGGAGCCGTATATTACGACTCCAGAAGGAAAAGCCTTCGCGTTCTTCATGTAATTACGCTGCCAGAAATTACAGGTTTGCCAATTCTTATTGGACAATATTCTGTTGGTACCAAAATTGGGATTGCCATTCCATCCCCTAGGTTTTATTACAATTCAGTATCTCAAGACAGATGCACAATGTCGGCAGATCATTTTCATATGACTAGCGATAATAGGATTTATGGGTCACGCTCCCCAATAAATAGCCAAATCCTACTTTCAAACACCTATCCTATTGGTGGCGCGACAATGGGTCCTCAGAATGCAACGATATTCATCGTTGACCTTAGTGAAGTTCCATTGAACTTTACTGCTTAGCAGCGGCAGCGCCCAATAGCGGAACTGACGCGAAACTCTCGGCTTCCATCTGCGCCAACTTCAGGCTTATTGAATTCACGCATGCTGGCGCAGGAGGCAAGCGAAAGGCAGATGGAAATTGCGATGATGATCTTCTTCACGTGGTTTTCCTCTTGGTTGGTAGGACTAGATTGACACACCTACCAACCTCTGTATACACCAAAATTAGAACACTGCATCTCACCCGACAAGATAAGTCCGAGTGGTCCGCAACTGCGCAGTCGATGCAGCACGATAGGACATGTCGATATCATCCCGGCTCAGGCGCTCAAAGGGCAGCGGAGTAGGGGATCGGTCGATAACGCCGCCTTCTGCCAGCCATTCATCCACTGTCTGCGTCTTCACAGCCTTAGGATCTGCCTTCTCTTTGACCTTCACAACCGTCATGGGCGTGGATTCCTTGGGGCGCTTAGACTCGCGCGCCGCACGCTCCCGCGCGCGCCGACGCCTTGATGCATCTCGTGCATCCCGGCGCTTATCTTCCTCAGTCCTTTTGCTCGGTCGGCAGATAAGCTCACGGCCCATCGAGTAAAGGCCGTTGTCATCGCGTACAAGCATGCCTCGCTTCTTCATCTCGCTGACACGAGAGCGAACTACCTTAAGCGCCAATCCAGTGCCCATAGCGATTCGATCTGAACTGATCGGCGCATGCCCTCGAATGTACTCACGAACCTGTTGAGTGATGTTCAAATTCCTACCTCTGTTGTGAATTTCTAGGCCACGGCCTAGCTGGTACTTGTATGGCTTCTTATCGCCAACTCGATGCATAACGCCTGAGGCAACCATAGGCTGAATGCATCCACGGATCATCTTAACGTCAACATCCGGCATGAGTTCATGAATCTCCGCAGCCGTCATAGCATGGCTAATCAGGCTGCGGATGCGTTCGCTTATGTTCACTCCACCCCCGGCGCTGCATCGCGATGGTCGATCAGGGCCAGAAGGCGGTCGGCTTCTGCGCGCACCCAACCCGGGTTTGTGTTCGCGTTGTCCGCGTCCGCATACCAGTGAACAACAGCCTGCCGTAACTGCCCCAGGTCGATGCCCTGCGCTGGCGGGGCGGCTTGGTAGCCCTGCCATGCATAGAAAGTGTCGGTGTGTGCGTACCTGTCAATCTCTTCGCTAGAGCGCACTGTGTTCAGGCCTTTGGAGGTAGCCCAAGCCTCAAACCGCTCGCGCTCATCCTGCACCTCGCCAACCTGCTGCTTGCCATCAACCTGCAACGCAATCCGCGAGGCTTCATCTAGGTCAAATCCAGCGTCGCGCAGGGCGAATTCCACGCGGTCATGCAGCGACCAAGAAGACGTGTCCTGCGGCTCGGCCAGCTCTGCGGGCTGCGGGTGGAGGTAGACGGGAACAGTATCCTCGTCCTGATAGTCGGTGAAGAAACATTCGTTTGCTTCTAGTTCGTCACGCCAGTTTGCGATGTCTACCCATGCGATAGGCACCGCCTCACTGATCTTGGCCTCAGACATTTCCCTTCTCCATTGCGGCAAGTGCTGATCTGGCGGCAAGCTGCGTATTCCAGCAAACCTTGACGTGCTGCGGGTCACTGATCTTTGCCAGAGGGTTAAGCCCATGGACCGGAGCCATTACCTCAATCTGCTGTAAGACAGAGCGAAACCCATCAATCTCGGCGCGACTCGCAGCGAGGGCGGCCTCTGCGGCAAGCGCACGCTGGTGCCAGTGCAGCAGGGAGCCGGAGACCGTGCCATCGCCCACTGCTTGGGCTTCATTCAGATCCTCCAAAGTGGCACGTAGTTGGCGTAGCTCATTCCAATATTTATCACTCTGAATTTGAATTTCACGAGTGATCTCCCATACATCCCCCACCACCCGCTCGTGGTATGTGAATTCGACATAGCGCCCATCATCGAACGTGTCCATTTGGGCGCGCATGCAATCAATATCCCACCGCGCCACAGCCTTGGTATCAGTAGTCATCTTTACTCCCTCCTAGTGATTGATGGCTCCATCATACCCATTACTAGGAACAATGAAGCCATCATTTGTGGAACAGATCGTTTACGGAAATGGAACGATCACTTGGCTAGCAATACTCGGCCAAGCCTAGCCTTTCCCCACGCTTGGTGTACTTGGGAATATTGCTTAATAGCAGCTCTAGCTGATGCTCGTGATGCAAAGATAGGCCTGTCATAGCCATGCCCTAGAACGATCCACCCCACAACATCGCCAGTCTTCGGCTTCTTCTGCTTGGTCATTTTACTCTCAATATTCTATGATGTTAGAAAGGAATGTCATCATCGTTGAAACTGCCACCACTGTTATGCTGGGGCGCTTGACGCTGCTGTGGAGCCTGCTGGCGCTGACCGCCACCACTATTCCCGCTCTGCTGCTTCTCTTCCTGCACAAACAGCGAAAGCTTTCCATCCCACCAATTACCTACGGGAACCGCCGTCAGTTCGATGCTAATTCCGCCGTCATCCCATTGGACCGCGCGGCCTGCATTGATCCACTGCTTCTTATCCTGGCCGTCACGGGTCTGATAGGGCTTGCCTGCTGCTACGTTGAACCGCTGAACTACTTGTGCCATTTCATTTCCTTGCGTTGATATAGTCGATGAATTGTTCTTTTGCTGCCTGTAGCTTGATGACAAACGCGTCAATCTCAGCCGCCATCTTGGCTGTATAGTCGTCGGGTGTTACGCGGATACGGAACGGCTTGTAACCTGGGCAGTGGCTTACGAACTCCCAAAACGGCAAGCCACTTACCGCTAGCGAGAAATGAACCTGCTGCTTATGCTCATCCGGCAGCTTGTTTTCGATCATCCATAGGACGTGCTTCTTTCCCTCGGGGGCCTTGTACTCTCCGCCACCCAGCGGCACGCCATCAGGACCAACAATGAGTCCATCCGGCGAACAAGCTACTAGACCATCATCGCGGAAGATCATACCGACTTCTTTGATTTCATGCCCCGTTACTAGGCTATGCCATGCCCTAGCCTTCGGCTCCAACTCATTGCCACGCTCGGTGTGTCGGTTGCCGCTGAAAGACTGCTCATCCGCTGGTCGCTCATCACGCGGACGAACAATCTCATCAATCAGTTCGGCCATGTAAGCCGATTGACTAGATGAAGGCTTGCCCGCTGCTGTCAGGATTCGATCCGCATTTGACGCTGTAGGAACCCCAGCCCGAATCGCCCACCACTCAGGCGAGTATTGCTCACAGTCTAGAATCCTCACGCCTGAGAAGCCTCTTTGATGGTCTGAACAACCTCAGTGAATCGATTGGCGGGGATAGCTTCAATAGCATCAACGCCAATGATTCCAAGCAGCTTAGGGGCATCAATGCCAGATGCCTCGATATGGTCACGAATGGTTGCGGCTTGGTCCTGGCTCACCAACTTCACTGCTTCGGCCTCAAGGTCATATCCGCCCTCAGCCTCGTTAGCCATTTCAACGGCAATGTTCAGCTTCTCAGCGCGCTCGGTGTAAGGCCACGTCTTGCTAGCTCGCTTGATTACGGCCTTCTTGGCCATCTGCTCAAACCACTCAACCCACGGGCCGGACTTCTTCTTGGCGTAGCTCATGGACTTACCGCGAATCTTCTCAAGCTCATCTGCGCCCATGACTTCCGTCAGAATGTCACCGTCACTGGTCTTAGCGATGCAGTAAACACCGATGATTTGATCGTCATCCTTACGCTTGAACGGATTGCACTTGTGAACCGGCTCGCGGGCTGGGCCGTGGTACTCGAACGTATCGCTTTCGTACACAATCTCAGCACGACCCCAACGGATAGAGCCGGTGTCCGTTGCGATCTTGATAAGGCCCTTGTAGCTAATATCTAGGACGATAGCTCCATCTCGGGGGATCAGGTAAGCGTAAGCATTGGCCGGATTCAACGTCAGGCCAGTGGACGCAACGTTGATCATCGCCAAGTGAACAGACTTAGGATTCTTGTTCGCCGTCTGCATGGCAAAGTCTGTCTTCATCAATGCCTGCATGGCAAAGATGCACTCACGGTCATAGTTGACCGACTTTTCGGCTACTTCGCGGAACTTATCCTCTGCCTTTTTAATAGCCGCCTGATAAGGGGCCATGCGCTGCTCTTTCGGCTGCGCTTCAATTGCTTCATTCATCTCTATTGCTCTCTTAATGGTGGAGTGGCGTGTACTGATCCCACGCATGAAAATGATTTATGACTAGGATTGTCCGCCAATCTGCGGCTAGTCAAAGGTCTGAATCGAGCCTTTCCTCTTGCGCATCAGCCTGCGCATTCACTCCATATCTTCATCGTACAACTATTTTACCGCATGCCAGTCGCACTAGCTAAGACTTACTTGCCGCCAATGCAAATCAGGTACACCTCAGTTTCAAAGTCAGTCGCAGCGCTCTCTCGGTACAGCTCGCTGCTATATCGCGGCTCCATGTAGGCCAGCCGGACAATCGCCTGAACCCCCTTGTCATCCCCTGCAATCTCCATAGCCTTGACGATTGACATGCCAGATTGGCGAGCCTTCATGATCGTCTTTGCAAGATCAGCAACCGGCCCGCAGTTGTTGCTAGCGCTCGCACCGAACGCCATACCCATCATCAATACTGCTGCAATCAAAACCTTCATCACACCCCTCCAATAGCCAGAAACCCAATCCCAATCAGACCTGCCACACATGCGGCAATGCCGATCCCAGCAAGTACGATCTTCACTTCATCCATCATCATCGGCCAGTCAATCGCCATCGGGATAGCTCCGGTTAGCCTTCATCTCAGTCTCAACCTGCTTACGAAGGTTGGCCGCAAGGGTGCAAAGGTCGCGGAAGGCGTGAAGGTGATGCTGCGGCACTTCGACAGCATGGCTCAGCCAGGTCAGCACGTCATCCGCGTTAGCAAGAATGCTAACAGCCTCAGCGCCCTCATCTTCCTTCATGCTGCAAAATACATATTCGGTCGCATCCTCCCAAGCCTCATCATCAATCTCTTGCTTGGTCGTCTTCCAGTCATCGTATGCGGTCATCTCTACTCTCCCAAGGGCCTCTGCCCGTCTTGATGGGTCTATAGTCCTCCTATTCCAGCATCCTATCAATCCATGATCTTGGAACAGATCGTTGCATACATAGAACACCGCTAGCCCAAATCCCTTGCTAGAGTAGGCCCCATGAAGAACGCACGACCGCCAGCCTGCTGGCTTGCTTTGCACGGTGGAGACTCAATCAATACACGGGTCGCCAAGCACAAAATCGACGCCTACTTGGCAGAAATGAGGAATCGGGGATTCGATGTAGATACAGAAGAGACTAAGCGCGGCTACAGGGTCATTGTGAATCGGTCGCCGCATGACAAGCCTAAACGGCGGCACCTTACGCTGGTTAAGTAATTAGTGTAACATTAAAGCCTCATCGAAGGCCGCGATAAAACATGAAGAAAAAATGTCAAAACTGCGGCGAAGATTTCAATGCCGCTAGGTCTACCTCTAAGTATTGCAGCCGCCCTTGCTCTTGGGCTAACAATGGTGGCCAGAATAAAAAAGAAGTTAGTTGGTGGAAAAATAGCAAAGGATACATAGAGGGGAGGATATGGATTGATGAGTCAACTCAAATAAGAGTAAAGCAACATCGATGGGTAGCTGAGGGGATACTTGGTAGGCCCCTGCGAATTGATGAGGACGTCCACCATATAAATGGAATTAAGCATGATAACCGTCCAGAAAATTTGTCAGTCCTGATGCACGGGGACCATACAAAAGTTACCAATTCAGAACGAGAATACAGAACTGGCTATAAGTTAAAAATTAGTCAAGAAGAAAGAAATAATAGATCTATGAGAGCCGTAAATATGAGGCTTGCTGAAATAGGTCGAAAAGCAATATCCACTAAAAAAGGAGAATCCGTATGAGCCTCGCCAACCGAATGCTAGCCCACACAATCGACCACTGCACCGCCTCAGCAGGCTATCGCAAGCCCCGTGGCAGCAAGGCTGGAACTATCGCCCTATGGGTATGTGTCGCGGCTCTTGTAGTCGCCTACGTTGTTTTTAAGTGAGGAGAGAGGGATGAAACCTGATTGGAATGATGCGCCGGAGTGGGCGCAGTGGCTGGCGATGGATGGGGATGGCCGCTGGGTTTGGTTTGATCGAAAGCCTTTCTTTGAGGAAAGCGATGAGCTTTGGCAACAATCATTCAACGAAGAAAACATAGCAGAGTACGACACTGGGATTCCAGACTGTGATGGGCCAGACTGGGATCAGGCGTTCGACACCTTGGAGGCGCGCCCGTGACCGACTTCGCAGATGCGGCATCCGACGCCGAAACCTACTTCCTCGACCTAGCAATGCGCCAGCACGCCAGCCGGTGTCAGCGGCCTACTCCACTGCCTGATTGTGCTTATTGTGAATCTTCTACGGTTCACGTATTCGCCAGTGGCGTTCGGGCTAAATACTGTTTTGACTGCATTGAGGAGCTTCGTAATGAAAATTGATGGAACCGAAGTGATGGAGAATGCAGCTTGGGCTAGTGTGGCCTATTCCGCTGCGAAGAAGATCATCGCCCGGAAGTACCGGGCTAAGTCATTCCTCAGCGAAGAACTGCTTAAGGACATTGTGGCTCAGGTCGGAGAGCCGTGGGATCGCCGCACGATGGGCACTGTGATCCGTGGCCTGAACTGCGATGGGCTTATCATCCGCTGCGGGGCGGCTGGGGCTAAGAGTAGCAATGGGAGCCTCAAGCCGGTTTGGATTAAGGTTCCGATGTGGACGGCTAAGACGTGATTCGCCTCTCCGACGACCAAGCGCGTGAGGTCATACGCCAAAACCTGGCGGGTGTGCCTCGTGAATACCTAGCAGAGCGCACAGGATTCAGCTATTCGTGCATCAAGGCGCTGTGTGAGGGGGCCAACCGTAGCCATCTTCTGAGGGATGTTGAGGAAGAGGCGATTAGAGAGAAGGGGATGATGGGATGAACATTGAAATCGGGAAGACGTACCTTCTGACAACCAGCGCATGGTTCTTCGCGCCTGATGGTCGGACGTATAGGGCTGCGTTTGGCACTGTCCACGGCATCCACTCTAGTGAGGAGACGTTGGGCCTTCGGACCAATGCCAAGTCAACCAACTGGTACGTACAGATTGGCGCGTTGACCATTGCTGGATGCCAGATTGAGTATGCCGTCCAAACGGATGAATGTGACATGGGCCAAGTCTGCGACTACAAGGTCACTGAGCAAGGGGAGTGTGTGAAATACTTCCGACCATCTGACATTTTCGACGCTGACGACGTGTAACCCCAAGGCCGCTATTGACGCGGCCTTTTTTACGGGCAAAGAAAAGGCCCCATTGCGGGGCCTCTCTCTATTGCATCGCCGACTGCTCACGGCGTAAAATGGTTCCGCAGCGAGTTACCAGCTCCTGCGAATTGTCACAAGTTGTCTTCAGCAACGTTGTGCGACGCCATTATAGCGCGTCCACCCCTCTGAAACGCAACTATCTGTCTCAATTCGCATGAACCTGGCAACTAACTGCCGTCACGACGCACGTTAGTCATGGGCCTGCATGGGCTGCACGTCAGGAAACACCGGCTAGTAGGGGTAACGTCCGCTTGCCGACCAGCGTTCCGATAGCGACTGGCATAGACCGCGTACAAGTGACGCCCGAAAGGGTCCAAGGCGCGGAGCGAAGCGAATATCGGCACCTAGTGACACTGGCCTACCCATGATTGTCTAAGGGTATGGTGGGTGGAGATGGTCTACGGGGAAAGCCCCGTTAGGTCACTCTTGGGGGAACTATACCTGAAATATAGAAAGGCAGTGTTCCAAAAGTAGCAACGATGTGTTCCAAATCGACTGTTGATCGAACGTCCAGACAAGAGGACGATGGGTTCACCAACAACGGAGAGTGTGATGATTATTGCTGGCGACACGTTTGCTGATGTTCTGGCTCAGGCTCAGCACATGTTCGACATTCAGAAGAAGAAAGCGGATGAGACAATCCCCAAAATCATGAAAGTTGAGCCTTGCAAAGGCGTGGAATTCAATTCCAGCAGCCTTGAAGTTCGGGATGGATGGGGCAGTCGGAAAGAGCCGACGACGGTAGATGGCTGGAATCGTTCGCTTGATGCGTTTAACGCTGAGGTTGATGGCAAGGTTGAGGCCATCAAGCAAGTCCATAAGTCAAATGAAGTGGCAATTGCTAACAATCAGGCCATTACTTCCAAAGTAAGCCTAATCATGCGTGAGCTTGGTATTCCGCTAACGTATCAGGAGCGCGACTACAGTTCGCGTGCGCAGCGCCCGAAGTACAACACGCGTAATGCTGGTTACCTGGGTGACTTGAGCCGTAATGTGATCCTTTCTGATTGCTATGACGCGGCCATTGCAAGTGCTGCACGGGCAAAGCAGCAAGCTAAGGAGTACCACGCCAAGAAAGTTGCTGGTCTAGCTCAAAAGGAGCGGGAAGAAGCTGCGGCTAAAAAGAAGATCAAAGATGATGCGCTTATCGTTCACATGCGCGTGAAGTACAAGTGCGATGTTGAAGATACGGTCTATGACGTTCTGCGCGCTATCATCGGCAAGAACAAGTATCTTTGGCTTGCTCACTGGATGCAGGAAAATCGCCTTGATTGGAACGATGGCCCTGATTCGGCACGTGTTGGCCTTGATGGCTTCAAGGTTGAGAGCGAGGAAGATCAGGAGATTTACGATGCCGTTTCTTCCCGAATTGAAGATTGGGAAGGCGATGGCAGGGTGTTCCGAGATATGGAATACAGCTATGACGTGATCTATGGGATGGTAGATGATGCTGAGCTTATGGCGGACTACCAGCGGATTGCAGAGGTCTACAGTGCGAGTCGTTATTGATGAACCTATTCGACGCCAAGCCAAGCTACGAGGAACTAGAGGCCCGAGTAGTAGAGTTGGAACAGGAATTGGCAAGCCTGCGAAAGAAGAAGCCAGTGATGGCTAAGCGCTTCGGAGATTTCTGGACCGCCTACCCTAACAAGAAGGGTAAGGCTGAGGCTGAGAAGCGATGGAAGGCTGATAGCCTGGATGACATGGCCGACACGATCATCCAGCATGTCTACCTGATGATTGACCAAGATGACGGCTGGCAGCGCGGCTATGCTCCAATGGGATCGACGTACCTCAATCAGAAGCGATGGACTGACGTACCGCAGGCAGCACCGATAGCCGCACGACAGCAGCCTAGCAAGCAGATGCAGGCACTAATGCAGATGGGTGGAATGAATGGACTGGATCGAAAAAGAACTGAAGCACGGCCTGATGCAATTGATGTGCATCGGCCTGCCTTGGGCACCACCGCCGGATATGATGCAAGGCACGCTCATGGCATGGACCGCAGCCGTAAAGCACAATCGGGTGTGGGATCAGCAGATGGATGGCCCCAGGTTCCGCCACGCTTTCTTGAGCATGATGGCTGAGTGTACGCAGTGGCCCACGCCTAAGCAGTTCGTAGATTCTATGCCGCCGCGTCCGCAGCTAAAGGCGCTGCCACCCAAGCCAGTAGATCAGGCAAAGGTGCAGAAGATGATTGATGAATTGGGAGAGGCTTTGAAATGGTGAGTAAATTTGTTGGTCAGCGCGTTAGATTAGTTAGGCCGCATTTCCCTTCAAATTTTGGCATTGAGGGTAGGATTTCGGCTATTTGCTACCTGCCAATCGGAGCACCTGTCCCGGGTACTTTTATGCGTACTGCGATGGAATCGGATTGTGTTGTAATCTGGGATCGTGGAGGTATTTCGCCACAGTTTTTATGCCAGCTTGAACCAATCCTCCCCGAAGGCGCACAACCTTCCGAATTCAGCTTTGCCGAACTGATGGATAACCTTGGAGTGGTGGTGGCATGAGTGATATTGAGAATAACTCAGAGATGCATGGGTACGTGGAGGCGTTCTACGAGCTTGCGGGCATGATGGGTATGGGAGCGCAGGCTATTTCACCAAAGGAAGCGTGGGATACACAGATGCGGCCTTATTTGCAGAAGCTGATCGACGGCGAATTGGATGCTGCCAAGTTGGTTCCCGTTGCGCATGCTCACATGGACCCTGAAACTGGAATGCATTGGCTGCAATGGATGGGTGACCCTGCGAAAATGCCTATGCCACTTTACGACAGGCCGCCCGCTGGTAAGCCAATCGCATTTATAGAGAAGTGGGCTGAGTGGGAAGACGATCAACTGGTTTGGGATGTAGAGGACGGCAGTGGCCGCATGTACATGCCACTGTATGCGGGCACGCCGTTCCGTGAAGGAGAAGCGTAATGCTGAGTCCTATTAGGAATTGGTGGCATCGTTATAACCGTCGAATGCTTGAAGGATTGTTGTCGCATGATCCTGGCCCTCAAGGGCTGGTTAGCTGTTCTGATTCTTTTGATGGCTGGGTTGAGCTTTCATATGTAGAAGATATCCTTCTTCAAGCTAGGGACTTTGTAGGCGAAGGCGTGAGTGCTGAGGCGGTAGTCGATTGGATTAGTGAACAACTTATTTCAACTGGCCCGGAGGTCAAGTGACCAAGGCAGAAGCAATCAGATTCCTAACCTCTGAGCGCTGCTCAGTACAGGAAATCGCCCTAGCAGTCGGCTACAGCGAGCGCATCATCAAGCTTCGCCTAGCCAAGCCTCGTCCACTGGCTGAGCAGCGCATCCCTTGGGCGTTCCGTGGCTGGCGTGGCACCCCTATAAGCGACTATGTGGTGAGTCTATGAATACGAAATTGGAAGGAAAGAAAATATACACGTTCACAGTCCTCCATGAAGGCTGGGAAATGGACAATGAGGCATGGGTCGTTGAGGATCAGGCAGGCAACCGCTGGATTGAAACCACAAGTCATGGGTCTAAATACGTGGCGACGGTCGAAGAATTTAGGCAAAAGGCCAAGGAGTACAAGACTGTACTAGTTCAGACTGAAAAGGCGCTTGAGCTGGTTGCTGAGAATATGTCAATTTGATCGTTCCATCCATGATGTTGATCGTTCTACAAGTGATGTTTATCCGATGATGGAACGGGCGTAGTATGTAGTCATCGGGCAGCGGCCTAACGGGAGAGTGAGATGGCACGTTTGATTGGGATTCCTGAGTGGAGCAAGTTGATTTCTGAAATCAATGAGCGTGATAAGAGCATTCGCATCGGTCAGTTCGTGTGGAACAAGTACGGTCAGCGCGGCATTGACGGCGCTGGGTGGCCTGAATTTTTCTATGCTGATGACGCCAAAGCAATTGATATGCTTGAGGCGTACATGGGATACGGTCGTGGAGATTCTTATCATGCGGTCTAATCGCCACGTAGACAGATACACCGACATTCGCATCGAGACTCACGCTGACGTAGACCGTGCAGCGGCATGGAAGGAAATTCATGAGAGGAAAGCACGGAAAGCCAAGATCAAGGAACGGCTGACGACTTGGTTTGTAATCGTCTGCCTGGCTATCGTCGTGAAAATGCTTTGGAATGCGGCGGCGGCATGAACTGGAAAGAAGAAGGTCAAACCAAGATGACGGATGAGCAACGAAAGATGCTCAACTGTATCTGCGGCGATTTGGCAAACCAATTTAAGTGGCACGGCAATAAGCTATCCAAGGATGATTGGCGGCATATGCTGAGCGGTACTGTGCTGGGTTGGCGGATGTTGCCTGGAATCGACACCGGCAATGGCTCGCCGGGGTTGATCTACTTGGGCGGAAGCAGTAAGGATTTAAGTAAGTCACAGGCATCTGACGCCATTACAATGGCTATCCAGATTGGCGACCATCCCGATGAGCAGGGGCTAGATTGCAAGCCGGTTAGATGGTGCAGGACTGCATTGATTGGGATGGGGTTCAACGTAAATCTAATGGAGGAACTGGGATGAAAGCTATTACGGTTTCAGATTTGATTGATTTTCTTAAGAATCAGAGGCAAGACTTGCCTGTAGCATACCGCTGCTTCAGCGAGTTTGTTTTGATGGAGGTTTCCGAAATTGAAATATCCGAGCTATGTCATCCACGCGCTGATGGATGGGTTCATGACAATCGACCGGACAAGCCGACTATGGAGTACATAGTTTTTCCAGGAAATTGACATGCGATCCGAAGGCCGAAACTTAGACATTTTCGACCACAGCCCGCAGCGGATGCTAGACGCATGGGAGCGCCAGCTAGAGGCGGCTAGGACTGACCCATCCTTTTACGGGGTGGTTCGTGAAGATCGCATTAGCTACTATGAACAAAAGGTGGAAGAATGGAGAGCGTTGTGCAAGTAGACTTTAAGGTCCCTCGTATCGGATCGGCATACTCTTACATCATCAATGAAGGCACTAGCCAAGCATTGATGGGTATGGTGTATCGGAATCCATACCAAGATGAGATTGAGCGGCAAGCCTTCGATGAGGGATTTGCTAGCGGCATGGCTCACTTTAAGTGGATTACTCCATGAAGCGGGAGATTTATGTAGCGGTTTGCATGGTCGTCGGATTCTCAGCGGCTTACTATCTGCTGGACGCACCTGTATGGGCTAGCGCAATGTCAGCATGGATTTGCGGCATGTGGGCTGACCTTCGGATGGGGCGATGAAACAGGGGCGGTCTACTGGTACGCCAACCAAGGCTGAGGCTGCGCGCTTGGATGCCATCAAGGAGCTTGGTTGCATCCTTGGGCATAAGCTTGACCTAGGCTGGGTGCCTGCTGAAATCCACCATCTGACTATAGGTGGGAAACATGGCGCTAAACGGCGAGGGCATGAGTTCAGTATCGGGCTAAATCCTTGGAGCCACCGAGGAGTGCCATTCAACGGACTAACAACCGATCAGTGCATGGAAATGTTCGGCCCTAGCTATGCAAAGCAGCCGAGAGCGTTCCGGGAATTGATAGGCAATGATGACGAACTTCTTGAGTATCAGAATAAACTACTAGGAGATAGATATGAGTGACTTGAAGGCTTATGCAGTTGGCGATAGTGACTTCTATGCGGCTAGGTCTGCCGAACAAGCTTTGTATTTGGCGAATAACACATGTGATAGCGTCGATTCTGATCCCACTTTTTCAATTGATGACGTTATTGAGCTAACTGATGTTGACCTTGATAAAGAATATCCTGAGTTCGATGACAACGAAGTCGCGACAGGCGGTGCAACTACGATTCGAAAATTGTTGAGTCAGATGAAAAATGCTGATTGGCTCTGCGGTTCTGACTGGTGAACGAGCTAGACCAAGCCTACCAAGCAGGCCGCTATGCCAGAGAGCGTGGCGCGTCTGAGTCGGATGGGCCTAAGTACGGCATTCTTCCAGAGGATGCAGAGCGAAGGAAGAAATGGCGAGAAGGCTGGCGGTTTGAGGATGCACAACGGAGTAAGAAGAGTGCTAAGTGAACTGCGCCTCCCATGGCCTGACAAAGACATGTCCCCTAATTCCAGAATTCATTGGGCTAGGAAGGCCAAAGCCGTAAAGATTGCAAGAACCTTTGCATTTTTTAAGACACAAGAGGCGGAATGGCATAAAATGGAGCTGCCGGAAGGGCGGCTTCATATCTGGATTGACTTCTACCCGCCCACCAAGCGGATGCCAGATGATGACAACATGCTTAGCCGCTGCAAAGCGTACCGGGATGGCATTGCGGATGCACTAAAGATCGATGACAAGCGCTTCATCTCGCATCCATTTGTGAAGAATGAAGTTGTGAAGGGTGGAGAGGTTCGGATCAGGATTACGGGAGGCCCATGAATAACGTAGATTCAACTCTGGAAGAGCGCGCTAGCCGCTATGGTAGCTTTGTTGATGTTTCTCACGTGACGATAGATTTGTTCGGGGTCTTATGCGAGCGCATGGAAGGGCGCGAGGGATTCCATGCTTACCATATTGAAGCGCTGCGCATGATCTGCAACAAGATGGCGCGTGCGGTTTGTGGTGATCCTATGTACGCCGACAATTGGCATGACATTTCGGGATATGCTCGATTGGTAGAAAATGAAATCGCCAAGGTTTAGCCAGTACACAGACGATGAACTAGAAATCGTCATGCGTCTAAGTAGAGAACTAGCCAAGTCAGTCTTCGAGATTCATCGGCAAGGCTATGACGTTCAAGATATTTTGCACGAGGCTAGGATGTATAAGGCTGAGGGCGAGATGATGAAGAAAGAACTTCAACGACGAAAGAGAGGGAAGTGATGGATTGGAGGGCAAATAATGAAGAGCCTGAGGATGGTCAGCTATGCGTAGTATTTGATCCAACTAATGAAAATCTTAAGGTTTGGCCTGCCGAGTACAGTAGAGATAAGAAATGCTTCTTCGCTGGATCGCGCGGCCTAGCTGGATGGTTTGAGTATGATGAAATCACACACTGGATGCCGCTTCCGGCTCCGCCAACCAACTAAGGATGAACATGACTGATAGCAACTCTACCGCCCTGCGCGGCGCTCTGGCTCGGGCGATCAAGAGCCACGTTGAGATGAAGGGATTGAACGGCGTACAGGCTGCGAAAGAATGCGGCATCGCCAATAGCCGTATGAGTACGATCCTGCGCGGCCAGGTTGAGAAGATCAGTTCCGATGCGCTGGTGGATATTCTCGGCACGCTGGGCTACCGACTGGATAGCGTGATCGGCGCGACTGAGGGCCATGAGTTCACGCTGACGCTGGATGAGGGCTTGGGTCTGCCAAAGGATATTGAGCCGCCTTTTGAGTATCGAGAAGGTAATTCCGTGCTGAAGAATGATGGCCTGCACGTTGATGGAGTGCATGTGCTTGGCGATATTAAATCTGAAGATGGAAATTGGGTGCTGAATAAGGCCGGTGAATTCAAGGTTAACCCGCCAGAAGAAGGCGTGACTGGCGTATATAGCGGCAGCGGCTCCTCTGAAGCCAGCTATGATGAAGCTGACCCCGACGCCGACCGAGTTATTGCCGATGAGTAATCAAGTGATTGGTGAAGCGGCCAAGGATATTTCCAATGCTGGCATGGTCTGCCTCCAATCACTCTGCCACCGGCTGGCTCGCCAGTCCGGTTGGTGGGATGAGTACGATGCGATGGATGAGGTTGGCCGTAAGCACTTCATCGCTGGCAAGATCGCGCTAGTGCATTCTGAAGTGTCGGAGGCGCTGGAAGGCTTCCGAAAGGGGTTGAATGACGATCACCTTCCGGATCGGCCAATGGTTGAGGTTGAGTTCGCCGATACGATCATCCGCATTCTTGACCTGGCTGGTGCGCTGAAGCTAAATGTTGGTCCTGCTGTGCTGGCTAAATTGGAGTACAACCAGCAACGAGCAGACCACAAGCCCGAGAACCGCGCCAAGGCTGGCGGCAAGTCTCTCTGATCGTTCCACCACTGCACCACTGAATCCTACGCACGGTGTTGCATAGGATTCTAGTAAGAGTAAGATTCAATTCAAGGTTTGTAGGCGAGCGCAGCGCCCCGGTTATCCGGATACCTGCGAAGTCGAGCAGCCGCAGGTCTTGGCTTGACGAAACAACAGCGGCACCCAGAGCGTCGTGTAGCCTTCGGGCGTCTCCGCAGCGTGATCTAGGCGAGTAACTAGCGTAACTAGGATTAGAGGGGCTAAATTGGGGATGGTATAGCGCCCACGCGGCCTAGACTTGGATTGTGAGATAAGTAGCATGTAGGAACCCGCCAGTGGCTCTAGAGGGCTTAGGGCTGCTGGCGGGGGAAAGTGAGTTATCGCATTCTCAGTTAGACGACAAGCGGATGACGATCTGTGAAGTCGAGACAAAGCTAAGGCCCATCAACTAGGATGGAAAACCTGAAGCACTGAGAAGCCGATATCTCATTTAGGGTCTACGCGCACAGGGTGCAAACAGGTCTTGAAAACCTGGCTATCTAGAAATAGATAACTTTTCGATTCAGTGTAGTCCTGCCAATTTTGGATAGGTAGCTCAACAGGACAGAGCGCGATATTAGTAGGTGCCGACAAGATGGCATCGAAACCTTAGAGGTTGCTGGTTCAAATCCAGCCCTATCCAATTAGTTAGACGGAGTGGTGTAATTGGCAGCACCTCGGCCTCCAAAGCCGATAGTATTGGTTCGAGTCCAATCTTCGTTGAGTTTTAGCGGGTAAGGTGTTTATGGATACACAGCGTCCTTCCAAGTCGCAGTAGACCGGATCGTTACCGGCTACCCGCTCCAAAAAATGTCGTCTCTCGGCAGTCTGCGGTTCCGATAGATAAAAGCCGGTGTACAACGGCGGATTGAAGCGGTTTTGCGGTCGAAGGTTCGACTCCTTCATGTACGAAACCACATTTGGCTATTGCCAGCCGCGCATGAGTCGCTATAATGAACTCGCACGGCTGCTCAAGCGCCTGCCCAGTGTCCTCCCCACTGGATGAGTAAGTGGCGTCCCTCCCCGCCAACTGCTCCGGACCCAGCGGCCTCATCCACCGTTGGGTCTTTTTTTGCCTAAAATCCATCGTTCCATCCATGGCAAAGATCGTTCTACGCATGATATTGATAGGATCGTGTAATTTGGTAGTCTATGCCTACACCAACGCACTGAGACGCCCAAATGGATACCAGCCACCTGAACGCCCTTGAATACGGACTTCATAATGAGATGATCCGTCTTCGTGAGGCTAAGTCTGAAGGTGAGCGTTCGCTGCGAAAGGTTTGGGTTAGTCAGTACGAAAAGCAGATTGCTGATGAGCGTGAACGCCTCGGGATGACTGCTCCGGTGGATTGCGATCTGAGTGACGAAGAATTGATGGCCGAGTTTGGCATCTAAGGAAAATCGCGGGTTCGATTCCCGCTAGGTGGCGACGTTCTGGTGAAGACGAGATGCGGTTCGACTCCGTGATAGGGCCCCGGTAAGCCAAAGCCCGACTTGCCGCCGTAAGCGGCTCCAAATTCACACACAAAGGCCACAGGCCAATAGGGAGATGAGATGAGCCTTGATGTTTGGCTTAAAGTAGATGGACAAGAGGTTTTTGAGTGGAACATCACGCATAACCTTCGTCCAATGGCAGATGCCGCAGGATTTGGAAACGCAGCCTGGCGACCGGATTGTTATGGGATGGATAAGGCCTCTCAGATTTCACCCTTCCTTGAACCAGGAATTATTCAATTGGTAAAGCGAAAGGCTGAGATGGAATTGCTGAACCCTGAGAATGGTTGGGGGGATTATGAGGGGCTTCTAGATTTCGCCGTCGCCTACGCCGTGGCCTGCAATGAATACCCTGATGCAGAAGTGAGAGTCAGTCGATGACTGACCAAGAGCGCGCAATGCAGCGGGCGAAGAACCCAGGTAAATCCTCATGGCGAGATTGGCACGGAACGTCTGAGCAGGTTAAGCGGGATCGGGAAAAGGCTGAGCGAGTCGCGCCCTTGCACTCGCGGGTTATTCGATAGGAGAGGTGGGATGAAGAAGTTCTATAACGTTGAACTGACTTACGTAGGTGTTGTTTATGCTGAAAGTGAGTTTGAGGCACACACCATTGCGGTAGATTCGGCTCGGGACATTGTTGATGATTCAATGGACCCTAAGATTGATGTAACGCATGAAATTAATTCAAAGTCGGATTTCAGGGATGGGTGGGATGCTGAGTGCATCGGATACGGCCACGATGGCAATACCCGAATTGCAGAGATTGACGAAAATCTGAAGTAATTTGCATCAAGCAAGGCGCAGGGGTATCCTTTCGAAAACCTGCGCCTTGTGTATATATGATCACTGCTGAATCAATCGTCCGAATCGCCCCAGCCGCAGCGCCTTACGCCCGAGAGCTAGTTCGGCAGATGAAGGCCGCTGGCGTGATGAATAATGTTCGGCGAGCTTCTATGTTTCTTGCACAGTGCCACGTGGAGACGGGGGGCTTCCGGACTACGGTGGAAAGCCTGAACTACTCGGCTGACGCGCTGAAGAAGCTGTTTGGACGCCACCGGATCAGTCTAGAGGACGCCGACAAGTTCGGGCGGACTAGCGATCATGAGGCCCATCAGAACGCCTTGGCTAACATTCTGTACGGCGGTGAGTGGGGGCGTAAGAATCTTGGGAATACCAAACCGGGGGATGGTTGGAAGTTCCGTGGGCGCGGGATCAAGCAGTTGACAGGACGCGACAACTACCGACGCTTCAGCCGCGCATGGCTTGGCGATGAGAACCTCCTAGATAATCCTGACCGTGTAGCCCAGCCTGACGGCGCGGTGGCTAGTGCCATTTGGTTTTGGAAGGCCAATGGCCTGAACGAGATTGCCGATAAGGGTTCGGTCGATGCCGTCACTAAGGTGGTCAATGGTGGAGCTATTGGTCTGGCCGACCGTAAATCATGGACCCTGAAGTACGCTGGTGCATGGAGCGTGAAATGACGCCACGTTCAGCGCGAATGAGTAGCCTAGCCCTATCTTCTAAGAGGGCTATCCAATGGGTGATTCAATGAATTGGTGGAGCTTGTTGGCCACCCTGATTGCTGGCATCACCATTTTTTGGGTACAGCGCCAAGCGTCTGCGGCTGACAAAGAGCGCGATAAGGCTGAGGCCCGCATGTCAAAGATGGAAGACCGTATGGCGGCCATGGAAATGAAGGTGGTTTCTGAGATTCCAGACCGAGAGGACTACCATGATCTAAGCCGCAGGGTTGAGTCTGTAGCTTCGACGCTGGCAGAGGTTCGTGATATTGTTATCCGAATGGAAGCAAGGAACAAATAACGCTCATGGAAACTCGCATCAGGGGGATGGAGCAGTCTGTGAAGGATATCAAGGATTCTCTAGAGCGGATCGGGTCTAGCTCCGGCGGAAGCCAGAATGGGAACAATATCAACATCAATGCTGGGGGCGTCGGTGTCTGGATTTGTGCAACTACGAGCCTAGTAAGCTTGGTGCTTTGCGGTTTGATGGCCGTTATGTTCTTAGATATGAATAGAAAATATGATCGCACTCAGGACCTATTGAGTGTGATCTACCAGCAAGCCCCATGGCTTAAGCCCCCGGCCGAAAAGAAGGAATAGCATGTCCACCATCATCATAATCACCCCACCAAAGCGACCGAATCGTCAGGCCAGCGTGCAGGAATTCGGCGCTGAATACGTCGAGGGCGCACGCACCTCTGACATTCTGCGAGCCGTGGCTGAGCAGATGGATGCTCAGGAAGAGCAGTCAGAATGAGTGCCCCCGCCAAGACCGCTGGTGCAGTCGGGGTGTCCCTGTCGGCCCTAGTGGTCTTGGTGGCGACTCAGGGAGAGGGCTTGTTTTCCACGCTGACGGCTGGGTTTAACTGGCTCATGTTGGTAGTGGATAAGATGCCCATTGGCGTTGCATCATTCTTTGTTGCCATCGTTATGGGCGTATCGGTAATGGGTGCGCTCCGCCGATGGATTCCAGAATCTAAGCGAAATGACCTAATGCACCTGCGGCTAGCGTTCATTGAAATTGCAGCATCGGCAGCAGCATTCTTCACGGTATGGGCGCAGCAGAAGACACTCATGTCAACCATGTTTGCTGTTATCGCCGGACTGTCTGTATCTATCGTGTTCCGGCTGTGCGCAGCTTTTTGGGATTTGATCTACAAGCGAATTCGCCAATAATCAAGAGGATGTGAGAATGAGTGATAAGACTGGCTGGATAGATAACGGTGTAGAGGACTGCTCGACTACAGGTGACTGGGTAAGTCAGTCCACTGAAGATATTGTTAGCAACGGCTTCGGCGAAGGCTAATGAACGCCATCATCCTAGCGCTAGGCGGAATTAGGGCTTCTTGCTTCGCTGCATTGGCTGCTTTACTCCTCCTAGCCGCTGGGGTGCAGACATGGCGTCTTGGGAATTCTCAGGGCGCCTACGCTGCTTATCGGGATAAGGTAGTGGCCGCTACGGCAAAGGCTGCTCAGGCGGCTGCTACGGCCCGAGAGAAGGCACAAGAGGCTGTCATTGAATACCAATCTAAGTCGGCTGAGGCCGAACGAAACTACCAGGCCGGACGGGAGTCGGCTATCCATGCGCAAACTACTCTTGTCAGCGATCTTCGCAGTGGTAATCAGCGGTTGCAGCAGCAGTGGCGGGGCTGTGAGTCAAATCGAGTACGTGAAGGTCAAGCCGTTGCCGGAACTGCCAGCAGACCGGATGCAGACGCCGACCTTCGGGCAGAAGGCACGGGCTATCTTGTTGGAAACGCCGACCAATCCGACCAATGGATCGTCTGGCTCCAATCCGAACTGATCGCAATCCGCGAGCTGTACGGCAAGTGCATGGTTCCTAAGGAAAAGTAATGCGCCACGTAGTAATGGACGTACTGTCCCCGTGGGTAGAGATTGAGTGCCCTAAATGCGGCATCGACTACGATCTAGAGCCGATTGACGTGGCTGTAGGAATGAGCTGCTACTGCGGCTACCGGTACACAAAGGCTGACTTGGCCGACAGGGCGACCCTATACGCCCCGGATTGCGACGAATAACGCAACTCATTGTTCTATATTTGTAGGCCTACGGAAAGGCTAGGTTTGCTAGGATTGACCTATCGCGGCGATGGCCGAATAGAGAGGGTTTGGGGATGAAGGCTTGGACTGACTACCCTGTAGAGGGTAGTAAGGATTGCATCATGCGCGAGGTCAACGTGTCTCGATTTGACCACAACAAATACGCGACTATGGCCGATGGTGAGTCATTTAA